AATATGTCGATGTATTCGCTGGAATTGCGATAGATGTTCCGCGTTGCCAGATTTGAAACGCTGAATTCAGAAACACATTCGAAGCGTTTGGTGTCGCAGTCCAACGAAGTCCGGTAGTTGCAGTTGAATCAGCCATTAAAGCTAAACCATTTGAACCGACGGTGATTTCAGCTGGTGTGGCCGATGCCGTTGCAGTAAAGATTGAACCTTTTGCCGTAACGGTTGATTTTGGAACGGCAGCAGCTGCTAGATCATAAGCGTCTTTAACCGCTGAGGCTGTAGCTGCCAAAGATGTTGATGTGCTAGATGTTGATGTGCTTAGCTGCACCGCGCCAAGATTTGACGTTGTACCGCTGAGGATGCCCATAGTAATAGCCCCAGATGTACCGCCACCAGTCAGCGGCGAAGTTGCCGTGATGCCTGTGATGTCGCCCTGATCGTTAGCGATCCACACAAAGTCCATGTTGGTATTTGAATTCTTTGCGAGAATTTGGCCTGTTGTGCCACCTAATAAATCGGCCATAGATGTATCAACTGCTTGACCAAAAACCTCAAAGTCTGCTGGTAAGTCCGTTACCAAATCTGTGTTTGTCGGCATTTGCCAACCGAACGAGCTTGTTGGATTTGTCATTGCTTCTCCTTAAGCCACAATTGTGGCGTCTTGCCATTCCAGCGCGCCTGAAACGGTATTCCATTGCTCAGCCGGTAAGACGGTTTCCCATTTCATCGCCTGAATACTGAAAGCCAGTGGCGACAATAAAGCCGTCACCTGTACCTGATTATACGCGGCAGTAAATGTCCAACCCTCAACGAAACCCGCATAAGAGCCAGCATTCATATTTAGTGGCAAATCTGAGATTCTTAACGGCAAGCCCATGAAGATGTTAATCATGGCATCACGATCTGAATCGTCCAATTCTGGGTTTGTCAGCTCGAAAGTGATGGATTGCATCATGGCCAATGGATATGCCCTCAGAGCCAAATAAAATGCCGCCTGATTTGTGGCATCGGCCAGATGTTTAACTGTCGTCTGGATAATCTGCGAAAGCCGGCCATAAATAGAAATTGACGTTGCATCTTCATCAGAGACTTCATTGCCGGATGAGATGCCATATTGGACTGTTACTGAATTTCGCACGTCGCCAGCGCGCGTCTGGATGGCAATGCCAGATGCCAGAGCTTGATTGGCTGTGACGTCGGTGTATCCGTAGGTTGCCAAATATGTGGATCGGTGTGTCGAATCTGCATAGCTGATGGCTCCCGTTGCCGACTCATAAATATAGCCAATTCCTGACGTGGCAAGAGCTGAAACTAATGAATAGACGTCGGTTCGATTGGATGCTCGTTGCGCCAGCTCATAATTGCCCGGCGTGTCAATTTCGCCCAAGCCCACATTTTCAGCTGTCGCCCAAGTAACTGTCGGATCATAGGTATTCCACTGGACTGTTGGTGCGACTTCGCTCCAATTGTTGAGCAGTAAATCTTGCAGAATCGTGAGAATTTGGTCGCCGTCATAATCTTGGGTTAATACGCCATCGGTTAATGCTTTTGGAAGTCGGCTCAATGCTCCCAGTGCGACAATGGTGACGTTTTGCGTGTAGCCAATACTTCCAACGTCGGCAACAGAGATTCCCAGATCAACAATAGTTCCGCCAAAGATTGGCACGAATGTTGCAGTTGAATCTTGCAATGAGATACTGACTGAGTTGTTGATTTCAAATTCGATGTTTGTCTGGTCAATGTTGATGAGCTGGAGATTGACATAACCAGCCTGGGCTTGCTCATAGATATTTGTCCGTCCGCTGGTAAATGTCAAATTGGCTAGCACAAAGTTGGTGTAAGACACACCATCGATTTCTACTTGCCAGACTGGATTCCATAGGGTCACGATGTCACCAGAGCAGTTGCACCACCTGTGCCACGATAGAATGAATTGTTCAAAGTATTGACAATTGTGCGAGCAGTACCTTCAGCATCAATTGCGCCATTGACTGTGATGTTGAATGTGTTGCCCATCATCGCAGACTTGTTCAATGGAATAACGGCCTCTGGCCCAGCTTCACCAATCATGGCAAGCGTTGGAGACGTGACGATTCCACCCTGCGCCAAATATGGAATGTCTGGGAATATGTCGCCAGATGACCAAGTGTTGCCACCGATAATGGGAACCCATGATGGCACTGTAAAAGTGATTTCAAAGTCAAGTCTGTTCCAAAGTCCGATAATGGTGTTGATGGCTGCTCTAAAAGCAGTAACAATTGGTGAAATCAAATTTGATGCGGTGTTTTGAACGTAGTTGATTATGTCTGTAAAAAAGTTTCTAACTCTTGTAAATCCCGAATTCACTGCGCTAGTCACATCAGCAACAACGCCAATCAGAGCTGAAATGACGCCGGCAATGCCTGAGATGGATGAGCTGATGAATGTGCCGATGATGGGAGCAATGTAATCACGAATGAATGTGGCAAATACTCTGAACGCATCTGCCAGCGGTTGCAGTTTGTCTTTGTTTTCCGTAAGAGCTTGACTGATTAAATTGAACGCATCAAATAAAGCCTTAATAATGGGAACAAGCGTGACGTTGAGAATTGGCACAATATAATCTTTGATGAAGTTATAGAACGCATTGAATGCCGGAACAAGTACGTTGTTGAAATAATCACCCAATGCTCTAAAGATTGGCGTAAGTTTTGGTCCAATTTCAGCGGCAACTTCTTGGATTGCTGGAACAACTTTATTGACAAAGCCTGAAACCAAAGGCGTGATGGCGTCAAGAATGAATGAACCGACTGTCTCTTTGCCCTCATCAAATGCGACTTTGAGACGATCCATCTTGCCTTGAAATGTCTCGGCTGCTGTTGTAGCTTGACCCGCAAAGGTGTCTGTAAGCCGTTCCATAATCGTATTAAAATCAGCAGAAATTTCTTTGGTTTTACCAGTTGTGTTTCCTAATTTTTCAGTTACTTCTGCTAATTTTTCTCGTGCTTTGTTTGCTTTTTCACTCTCAACACCATATCTTAATTCTGTTGACCATAATGCGCTAGTGGCTTTCTCAACTGCTTCGTGAGATTTTGTGACATTAGAATTATCTATGATTGTTTCTTTTGTTTGAATGCCAAGTTTCGCTAAAGCAGTGACATTTCCGTTATATGCTTTTCCTAAAGCGTTTGCGATTGTTTCTAAATCTTTACCTGTTCCAACTGAAATATCTAAAGCCAAATTTGTTAATTTTTGTGCTTCATTCACATCTTTTGTGGAACGCACTAAACGATCAAATGCTGGACGCAATTTATTGTCCGTTACACCTGATGCAAGTGAAGTTTTAAGAATGTATTTCTCTACTTGTGCAATTTGGTCTTTTGTTGCTTTTGTTACATTTTCAAGAGTTTTTCCGAGAATGGCTTGAGCTTTTTCATCTTCGATTGCTGATTTAACGCCATCAATTAAAAGTTTGCCAGCATACGCGGCAGCAGCAGCTCCAGCAGCAGCAAAGGCTAGTCCCACTTTTTTGCTAAAATCGCCAATTTTTGAGCTGGAAGATTCGACGTCATTATTGGCTTGAGCCAGCGATTTCTTGAGCTGATCTACGTCAGCAAGAATGGAGAGCTTGAGCGTTCTTGATCCTGTTGCCATTACCACTCCTTCAAGATTCGACTAAACGCATTTTCCCATTCATTGATGATGTAGGGCTGCTCGGCGCGCAGAGTTGGATAGATGAACCATCCACGTGAGCCGCGACCTTCACGACCCGACCACACTGGGAATTGCTTGAATTTATTTGAACCAAATTCATAACCGCCCCAGAGTTGTTGAGTCGTTCCACCACCGCTGAGTTTTTGAGCCGCGAATCCGAATGATAATTCACCAGTTTTGGCTGACTTTGAAACGCGAGAACCCGCCGCGATTCTTGGTGCGACCTGATTGTTTGAATTGCCAGCACTCTGTTGAATCTTGCCCTGCAAGTACGTTGCTAAAGCATTTGATTCTTTTTTGGCTTCCGTGACGGCTTGTTCATCCATCGCTTTGAAAGCTGCATAGATTCCACTTA